AATCTGGTGAAATATCTATCTCAGATTTCTACAATGCAGAGTTAATTATTTCTGGCACAGTGACGTTTAGCACGGCTGGATCTTACAATTGGACTGTCCCAAACAGAGTTACGTCTGTAACTGTAACAGTGAACGGTGGTGATGGTGGCGGCGCGTCTGGCTACTATAGTTATAACTCCAAGTTTGGCACTTACACCCCTCAGTTTGGTGGCAACGGCGGTTCTTCTGGTACTTCTTCGGCTACCTTCTCTGTTACCAGCGGGAACACTATTAGCCTTGTTGTTGGTGCTGGCGGTAGCGGTGGTGCTGCGCCGGGTGTGAATGCAACAACCCCAAATGCTGGTGGTTCAGGCGGCAGCAGTTCCGTGACCTACCTTAGCGTTCTCCGCGCTTCTATTGGCGGTGGCCCGGGTGGTTATTTCTCAAACGGTGGCAATGGTCTTGGGGGCTCTGGCGGTTACAACAATGGATCGGGTTCTTCTGGCACTGCTGGTTATGTGGAGATAGCTTACTCATGATTTTTCACGTTGCTCAACAGTCTGACTTCATTGCCCAGCGCAATCAGTTGATGAACAGCTTTGCTTTGCTTGATGGCGTTAGCGATGCCAATCAGATGTTTAACAAGATCATGGTGTCGCCATACATTGTTTATGCTACTGACAACGATCTGGTTGTCGGAACATATTGTTATGGCACGATTCATGAAAGCCACCCCTGCCTTTGCCCTGAGTTGCTAGCTGAAGTTGGGCCAAGCGCTGTAATGGCAATGCCAATTAACATTTACGTTCGGCCTGAGTATCGCGGCAGTAACTTGGTGTCTGACTTGCAGTCAGCTTACACACAAGATGCAATCCAGCGCGGCTTTACTCACAGCATCGGCTACCTTCCTCAAACTGAGGAGATTAAGTCTTGGGCCGAGGCTCAGACAAACCTAACCATTATTCGTCCAACATCTGCAAATGTTGACTGGATAACCGTAAGAGTTCTTAGTTCTTAAGTGTGCATTGACGCCAATTGAAAGGTCGTTTTTTGTGGAAAACAGAGTTATTATAGGTGCATTAGTGGCGGCTGTAATGGCTGTGCTTTCTTGGGTTACCAACAGCACGCTTGAGCTGAAATTGGCTGTTCAGCGGCTTGAAATCATTTTGCTAGACGATGCAATGAGGAAGTAAATGGCAGACGATCAGCGGTTAGAGAGAATTGAAAACAAGTTAGACACGCTGTCTGATGCTGTTGTGTCATTGGCCCGCATGGAAGAGCGGATGGTTAGCTTATTCAAGCGCATGGATAAATACGACACCATGCAGGCCGACATTGCAGAGCGCATTAGCAAGCTTGAGCAGAATGTGGGAACCAATGGGCAGGCGCTGCGGTTTGCCGAGCGCATTTTCTGGATCGTTGTTGCTGCTGGCGCCACATATATGTTCAAATCTCAAGGAGGTTGAGATGATCAACCAAGCAGGATTAGACCTTATTAAACGGTGGGAAGGCTGTAAGCTGAAAGCCTACAAAGACGTGGCAGGCGTGTGGACCGTGGGCTACGGCCTCACAAGCCGCGCAGGCTTCATTGAAGTTGGGCCAGACACTACGCTCACCCAAGAAGAAGCTGACTATTACCTAGAAAAAGTAGTAGCTGACTTCGCCAACAAAATCCGCCCCATGATTACCGCGCCGATCAATGAAAACCAGTTTTCTGCGTTTGTTTCTCTGGCGTATAATATTGGCGTCGGCGCCTTTAAAAAGTCGTCTGCTCTCAAACGCTTTAATGCTGGTGAAGTTTCCCGCGTTCCCGACGCTATGCGGATGTGGAAGAAAGCTGGCGGCAAGGTGGTGCAAGGTTTGATTAACCGTCGCAACGCTGAGGTGGAGCTGTTTTTGACACCAGTGGCAACTCCAGAGCCCAGCATTCGCCCCAAGAGCCGCACAACGCCTGCGCAGAGCCGCACTGTGCAAAGTTCTGTTGTGCAGGGTGCAACGGCTGTAGGCGGCGCTGTAGGCGCTCTGAATGCGCTGGATGGCACCGCTCAGATCATTGCTTTGGTTGGCTGTATTCTTGTAGCCCTTTTGGCCCTGTTTATCCTTAGAGAAAGGCTGAAGGCATGGGCTTCGGGTTGGCGCTGATTGGAAGGTTCAAGCTTTGGATTTACGCCGCTGGGGCAGCATTGGTTGCTATCGGCGCGGCCTATTTGCGCGGCAGATCAGACGAGGCAGGAGCAGAGCATGAGCGCGAACTTAATGAATACGTGGAAACACGCAAGCGCATGGATGATGCTGACCCCAGCGATGGCGTTGAGTTCCTGCTTGAGCGCAAGTCCAAACGCAATTTGTGACGGTAGTTTGCGGCTCAGGGACGCCCACGCAGAGGCCTTGCTGGAGGACGGTGGTAAACAGTCCATAAAAACTGGAGCGGCTCTTATAGCGGCATTGGATGCTGGCTGCGGAGATGTCTAGCGAACTGATGTCTTTGAATGTATAGTGTTCGAAGTAGGAGATCATTATGCCGCTTACGAAAATTCAGTTTCGCCCCGGTATCAACCGTGAGATCACCAGCTACTCCAACGAGGGTGGCTGGCACGATTGTGACAAAATAAGATTCACCAAAGGTTTCCCGCAAAAAATTGGTGGGTGGTCACGCTATGGCAGCTTCTCCTACCTTGGGTCTGTAAGGTCTTTATTGCCTTGGGTTGATCTTACTGGCAGCAAGCTTCTGGGCATTGGAACAAACATTAAGTTTTACATTGAAGAGGGTGGTGAGCTTAATGACATTACGCCAATACGAGCCACGTCTGATGCTGGGGATGTGACTTTTTCCGCTGTTAACGGATCTTCTACGATTACCGTTTCGCACACGAACCACGGCGCGATTGAAGGTGATTTCGTTACATTCAGTGGCGCGACCTCTTTGGGTGGCAACATTACCGCTGATGTTCTAAACCAAGAGTATGAAGTTGCTAGCATTGTTGATGCATCAACATACACTATCCTTGCTAGAAGCCCAAATACGTCAATTGTTAGTATTACTGTTGGCGGAACGCTGAGCCCAAGTCTTGTTGCGGCAAACGCATCAGACACAGGAAACGGCGGTTCAAGCGTTGTCGGTGCTTATCAAATCAACGTTGGCTTGGATGTTGCTGTCTTTGGCACAGGGTGGGGTGCTGGTGCATGGAGCCGTGGCGCTTGGGGCTCTGCTGCTAGCACAACCATTTTGTCTGGCAACATGCGCACTTGGTCGCAAGACAACTTTGGTGAAGATTTGCTAATCAACCCAAGAAACGGCAATATTTATTACTGGGATAGAAGCCTGTCTTCAGGCTCTTTCCAGCGTGCTGTTGCTTTATCTGACCTTCCAAATGCCAACGGTGCTCCAACAACCGCACGCAGGGTTATTGTTTCCGACCGCGACCGTCACATTGTTGCATTTGGCTGTGATCCTGTGGATGACGTGGGCAACCAAGACCCTCTTTTGATAAGATTCTCGTCGCAAGAAAACGCTGCAGACTGGACGCCAACGACCAGCAATACAGCTGGCGACATTAGAATCGGCTCTGGCTCTGAAATCATCACAGCTATTGAGACTCGTCAGCAAATTCTGATTTTTACTGACGCATCTATGTATGCGATGCAGTATCTTGGCCCGCCATTTACTTTTGGCGTAAACATGATTTCGGAAAACACCACGATTCAGGGTCCAAATGCTGCTGTCGCGGTTGACGACACGGTGTTCTGGATGGGCCGTGGCGAGTTTTACATGTATAACGGTGCTGTTCAGCGTCTTCCGTCTGCCGTTCGCTCTTATGTGTTTGATGACTTTAACTATTCTCAAGGCGATCAAGTGTTCGCCTCTTCAAACACTCAACACTCAGAGGTTTGGTGGTTTTACCCATCTGAGTCCAGCACTGTTAATGATCGATATGTAGTCTTTAACTACATGGAAAACCTTTGGTATTTTGGTTCTCTTGGGCGAACTGCATGGACTGATCGCGGCTCTATAGCCAGCCCAGTAGCAGCTTCTGAAGACGGATATCTTTACTCTCATGACATTGGCTTTGATGATGGCAGCACGAACCCACCATCGCCAATTGAGTCTTATATCCAGTCTAGCCCGATAGACATTGATGACGGTGATAAGTTTGCGTCAATCCGCACGGTTTTCCCTGATGTTGTTTTTGACAACTCAGTGTCTGCAGACCCATATGTTAATGTCACTATGGCTGTGCGAAACATTTCTCGCGGTGCATACGTAAAGACTTCTACGGGTTCATATTATGACAATGACAGGGAAAAGATAGATTTCCGCCTTCGTGGTCGTCAAATGTCTATAAAGATTTCATCTGACGCTTTAGGCGTGACTTGGAGGCTTGGAATTCCAAGGGTTGATATGCGGACTGATGGGAAAAGGTAATGTCTAGAAATCTTGTTCTACCGTATTTCCCACTTCCGCCTCAGGGTTATCAGCAACAGTATTTTGCTGAACTCGTAAGGGCTATTTCAATTTACATGGAAGGCCAGCAAAACCCCGGCGAAGGTCGCAACACTTTCACTGTATTTACGAACCTTCAAAATGATGACTATGGCTTAGAAGATGGCGCGATATTCAATCACGGCGGCTATGTGAAGATCACACAAGGCAACACACCTCACCTGCGCGGGTCTTTAGGGACTGGTGCAGTTGGGTCAGTCAGTGTGGTCACAACGTAGACCTGAAACACCTATGCTTTGAACTCTAGAGATAGTGTGGTAAAAAGCATTAAGATACTGGAGTGAAGCGATGAGCTTTTGGGATTTTGTTAGAAACCTTGGGACGCAAGCGGTAGGAAATTACGCCCGTGAAAGAATCATGGGCAATGATCCTGACCTTGGCGAAACCCTAAAGATTACTCTGCTCAATCAAGGCATCAACGCTGCTCTTGGTCAAGGCGGAAACCAGAACATTTTCAGCAACTTGTTTGGCGGATCAAGTGAAAGCCAAGGCATTGGCGCTGCTGAAACACAGGCTGATCGTGCCATCAACATTGCCCAAAATGCAATCAGCAACAAAATGGACGCGGACGCTAAGCCAACAATGAGTGAGGCAGGGCGGAAGGTTGCATCTTCTTTAGCGCGGCCAAAATCCATTAGCAAATTTGAGCAGGCGCCCGGCACCCTTGGTTATTCCAAGTTTCTTGTAGACTCTGGAATTTTTGGCCCAGATAACCGCTTGGTAAACCTTTTAAACTCTCCAGTTGGCGAGGCCCTTGCGACTGCTCTTGTATCTGGCATTGGCTCCAAGGTGTTTGACCAAGAAGACCAAGTTGGCCCACCTCCGAAGCCATTTGGCGGCGTTGAGGGATACACTAGGCTAAATGTTCCACGTCGAATGGAGTATGGCGGAACGGTTGATGGTCAGTATTTCCCGCGCCGTAACGGCGGTATCATGCCTCATGAAGGCTCTGGCCAAAAGGACGATGTTCCTGCTATGCTTATGGCGGGTGAATTTGTCCTTACCAAGAATGCTATAAAGGGCCTTGGCAACGGCGACTCTAAGAAGGGCATTGAGAAAGCGTATTCGATGATGCGCACTCTCGAAAATAAGGCGAACAATTATGGCTGATCAAAGCGTAACTACAGTTCAACGTCGCCCAGAGTATATTGAGCTTCGAGAAAAAGCACTTCTCGACGCCATTTTTGGCAACTACGATGCTGGCAGTGGGTTCAGCGGCGGGTTGATTCAAGACCCTGAGCTTTTCAAGATTGCTCCATACGCACTAGCGTCTCAGATTGGTCGTGACGAGGCGGGCAATATTACTGGCTTTGGCCTTGAGACTTTTGCATCGCAAGCACTGTCGCAAGACTTAGATGGCGATGGCACGCCTGATTTTCTGCAGCGTTACTCGCCATATTTCGACGCAGCAAGGCAGTCCACTGGAGCTGCTGGCGAAACACTCGGAATGGGTTTGGGGCAGCTTGGGCAGACAGGCGAATACTTCCAGCCAGCCACTGAGTATATTCAGGCTGGTCGTGGCATGTATGACCCAAGCCAGTATGTCGAGCAGTTCATGTCTCCATACACTGCAAATGTCCTGCAGCAGGTTGAGAAAGACATTGAGCGTCAGGGCGACGTTGCTCGTCAGAAATCCGCAGCATCTGCTGTTGGCGCTGGCGCCTTTGGTGGTTCGCGTCAAGGCATTCAAGCGGCTGAGGTGGAGCGTTCCATTCTCGACGCCAAGGCTAAAGCGGCAGCTGATCTGCAGGCAAGAAACTACGAGCAGGCATTAACGGCATCTCAGAATGCTTATCAGCAAGGTCAGCTTCGCAACTTGGAAGCTGGTCGGTTGATGGGTGGTCTGGGCCAGTCTGTTGGTCAGGTAGGCTCTCAAATTGGACAGATCGGTTCTGCTTATGGTCAGCTTGGCGGCACCACTGCAGACATTGGGCGTGTATATTCGGCTCTGGGTCCGGCTGACTTGGCATACATGACTGGCGTTGGTGAGGCTGAGCGTGACTATCGTCAGAAAATGATTGATACTGCACGCATGGAATATCAGCGCCCGACTGAGCAGGCTTTGCTGCCATACAACTACGCATATGGCGCCCTTACTGGATCTCCATCTGCTAATATCTACAGTTCGACGCAGAACACATATACCCCTGCTACAAATCCATTTGTGGCTGGGCTTGGTGCCTACACTGCTCTGCAGGGCATCAATCAGTCTTCTTAATAGGGGGCCTACATGGCTGAGAACAAAGCTTTAACGCAAGGTCTGGGGGTTCTGGGGGCAACAGACGATGCGCGTCAGCGTGCGCAGCGCATCTCGGAAAGAACCGCGCCATTGCGTCGTGGCATTGGTTCTGGCCTTGAAAGTTTGCAGCGTAGTATGTCCATGGGCCCTGTCCTTGGCATTATGGACCAGTTGTCACGCTTAGGTGCTCCCATTGCGGGTGTAGCATATGAGGCTGCATCTCCTGTGGCGTCTGCTTTGGGATTTGAAGAAACTGGAGCTGACTACGACATCATGGGCGATGAGTTGCGCGGGATGCTGTTTGAGCCCAACCCAATTGCAAGTCGTATAGAGACAATCTCTGGCGCTGCTGCAAATGCTGTTACTCCAGAAAAAATTGAGCCTTTCCAAATGCCGCCAGAAGTCGGCATGTCTGGCAGCGGCATGACCGATGGTCGCCGTTACAGCGGTCGCGGCATGAAGGTAGAGGGTGCCACAGAGCGTCAAGATTATGCTGATGCGCAAGCAGCCAAAACTGAGCGTGATGTTCAGAAAGTTTTGAGTAAGAAGATGGACGCTGACCAAAGCGCATCTGCTGTTCAGGATGCCTTTGTATCTGCGATGAAAGAATTTGGTCAGGCGTCTGGAAAGCCTGAAGACACTGCTGAAATGTCTAAAGAAGACCTTTTGGAAAAATACAAACAAGAGTTTGCAGAGGCTACTGGCGTAGATATTTCTGGAAAGCCGGACAAAAGTGCGGCTTTGATGGCATTTGGATTGGCGCTTATGCAGAACCGTGCTGGCAAAGGATTTAACGTTGGCCGCATCTTACGCTCTGTTGGTGAAGCTGGTGAGGCGGCTTTGCCAAAGCTAGAGGCTGCAAAGTCTGAAGCTAAAGCCGCGCAGTTGGCGGCTGGCAAATATGCTCTTGGCCGCCTTCAGGCTGGCCGCGATGCTCGTGCTGCGCTTCAGCTTGAGCAGCTTAAATTTGCTCAAGAAGCTATGCTGAAGCAAATGGAGCTTGAAGCCAAGGCAGCAGAAAAAGCGGCTGAGGGTCCAGATATCAAAAACACGACTGACATTGAGGTTATCCCCAATTTAAAAATTCGTCGTGGCACATCATCTGGTAATGGCATTTTTGTTGATGGGACTCAAGCAGCGACGACATTGGCCAAAGGCTATGGGTCGGCATATAACGCCTTGGATAGTATTAATCAGATGGAGCAGGCAGTCACAGACTACGCCAATAGCCCATCTCCAACTATCTCCATGCTCACTGATAGACTGAACTCAGTTCTCGTTGGCGCTGGCCTAAAAGATGCCAAGGTTAGCTTTGGTGAAGAAGGTCTGAGCCCAGAAGCAAAGCGTGCAGCTTTGAAGGATAGCTTGCTGACAGAGTTTAAGCGCATGCTTACTCAAGAAACTGGCAACGGTATTTCCAACGTAGACCTTGAGCGCATTGATGCTGCATTTGGCAACTTGGATTTATTTGGAAACCCACAGGAAGCACTGTTTCGCTTGGCTCAGATGAAGTCTATCTTTACTGGCAAGGTGAAGGCTCTGGACAACTACATCGATCTTACGATGGAGCCTGATCAGTTTGCTACTCCTCAAGAATATCAGCGCGCACAAAAAATTCTGAACGAAAGAATTGGAGTGCGTGGCGGCTTTAAGGTAAACACTGAAGGTGGCTCTGCTACTATTGACCTAACGCAGTGATGAGGGATTCACATGGCAACAATCACCGTTGATACCAGCCTTGGTCCCGTAAACTTTAAAATTTCTGGGGAGCAACCGACCTCACAAGAAGCTCGTAAAATCAATCAGGTGATTGCAAGCCCTGAAAAGTTTTTGCCTGAAGATTTTGTAGCCTCTGCTCGTCAGCAGCAGAAAGGCATGTTCGAGGGGTTTGACTATTCCACTGGCGTTAAGGACGCTGGACTGCGTGCGTCTGTAAGCCTTGCTGAAACCCCTGACGAAGAGGTTGCGCAGCTTGGCAAGTATGGCCTTGGCGAAGGTGATTACATTCGTGATCCGCGCGGCAAGCTTGCACTCACACCGCAGGGTGCCGCCAAATTCGGCATGGAAACAGACAAGAACGTAGTCATCGATGAAGCTGGCGTAAGCAGGTATGACTTTGCTGACTTGGCTGGTTTTGGTCCAGAAGTGGGTGGTGCTGTTGCTGGCGCAATCACTGGTCAAGCTGCTATTCCAGTTCCCATTGTCGGCGCGGCTATTGGTGCTGCCATTGGCGCTGGCGGCGCCAGCTTGGCAGAAGAGGCCGTAGAAGCGGCCACAGGAACATCAAAGCAAAGTGGTAGCGAAATTGCCAAGGACGCGCTCACAGAGGCTGCAATCGCTGGCACAGGCGAAGCTTTGTTCGGGTTGGTTGCTAAAGGCTTCGGTGCCGTTGCAAAAGGCTCTATGCCGCGCGCACTAAACGAAGATCAGCTGCGTGCATATGGTGAATCCCGTGAGCTCGGCGTCATGCCTGCTGTTGGATTGATTGGCGGCAACCCACTTATTTCTCGCGCTCAGGCAATTGGCGAACAAGTGTTCCGTGGATCTACACGGACAAAGAAAAACGCACAGGCTATCGTTGATGAGGTAGAGAAACTTCGGTCCGTGGCTGGAACAGCTGACCCTGATGATCTTGGTCGCGTTCTAATGGAAGCTGCTAAGAACGCGAACAATTCTGTGAAACAAGCCGAAAAGAATGCAGCGAAAGCAGTTCTGCGTGGCTTGCGTGACTACGCTGATGATCTTGGGCGTGCGTCCGAGAAGGACTTGGCGATAGATGATGATCTGTTCAATGGATTGAAGACAGCTGTCGAAACCTTTGATTCTCAAGCTGCGGCAAAGTTCAGCAGCATCGATGAGGCTATCAAAGACGCGGTTGGCAACGTGGAAGTCATTCCCACTGGGCAAATTGCAAATGCTGCAAAGGACTCACTTCGCAAATTGCAAAAGTCCACCATTGGCGGAAACGTCACTGAAGCAAAAGGCATGCTGGATTCTCTGGCCGCAGTTGGTTCAAATTCGTCCTTTAGCCAATTGTATTACTTGAGAAAAAACCTGAATGACTTCCTGATGCGCAATCCCGGGAAGAACACCATTCAGCAGTATGGCGACCCCATCCTGAAGCAGATCGATGCTGTTCTGGATGCTGGCAACCTTGAATCCATGTTGTTAAACTCTGGTCGCATGCTAGACCCTCAAGGCATCGCTAAGGTTCGCGCTGCCTCTAAAAGCTTTGGAGACGCTCGTAGCTTTTTCCGTGAAGGCAGCAGAAAGCTGGAAGAGATTGGCGACATTGCCAGTATCAACGCTATCCGCAACGAAATTCGCAACGGTGTTCGCGTAAACCCTGCGAACATTGCGAACAAGCTTGTGCGTCCTAATAACCCTGAATCCATTCGCCGCCTAGAAACCGTTCTTGGTGATGTGACTGACTTTGCTGCACTCAAGCAGCGCGTCGGTGGTGAGTGGATCAGAAAAAATCTTGGCGCCGCTGTGAATGACTTGGACCCAAAGAAGTTCAATGGCTACAAGTTCAAGCAGGCAATCGATGATCTTGGCTCAACAGCTGATGAATTGTTCGGCCAAGTTGTGGCACGTCAGCTGCGGGATCTAGGTGATGAGCTTGCGGCCACCTCTCTTTCGAAAGTGGATGATACTGTTATTCGTGCTGTTGAAGACGTTCTTGCAGGCTCAGCCCTTGGCGACAAAGGCCCGAGCATTGGGTTGCTGAAAAACCTAGCACTGGCTCAGCGTGACGCACATGAAGTCATGAGCAACTCGCTTATTAGAAAGCTGTCGAGCCCAAATATGGACCCGATGGAAGCTGCTTCTTTGGTGGCAAACGCAGCGACCAAGCCTGACGACATCAACCGCATCATGAAGTATTTTGCGAACCAGCAGTCTGCCAAAGACAAGATTCGCGGCTACTACATGGAAAACCTGATTGGTGACTTTGGCGATTCATTCATGACAGATCCAAAGCAGCTTAAAGCTTTTGGAAATCGTCTGCAGAAAGAATACAAGTCAGGCAAGCTTGGCGCGCTTTTTGGCGATCAGATGGCCAAAGACATGAACAAGTTCGGTCGTGTGCTTGTGTTCAACTCGCAAACGGTGGATGGCGGCGGCATTGTTGCTGCTGGTATCGCCACAAGCCCATTCAAAAACCTTGGCAAGCTGGCACGCTATTCTGTGATAGGTCGCCTTCTGTCGAGCGATTTGTTTTACAAAAACATCGACGCACAATACGCGGCGCTCAGCAGAGGCGCAGCAAATGCCAGCAAGGCAAACCAGCTCGGCAAGATCATTGCAAACGGCCTGAACAGCGCCACAGCACAGCTGACAGTCCAAGCTGGTGATGAATCAGTGCGCGAAGTAACTCGTCAGGCTCAGGCTTTAATGAATACGTATGAAGAGCAGCAGAGGCAGCAGGAGCGCCGCCGTGCGATGCCTCAGACGCCAGTTCCGCAAGTGACTGCTCCAAGCCTGCCACAGGTGCAGAGCAATGGCGCGCAGCAGACTATTCGTGACCGCGCACGCGAAAACCCAGCAGTGGCAGCGACACTACTAGGCGGCTTGGGCAGCGCAAGTCTTCTCTAGTCTTCGATCACAGCACTCAGGCCACCCGAATAAACGCGGGTGGTCGCACCATTAGACGCAGGTGCGCTATAGCCTTGATCTTCATATGCATCGTCAACAATCAGAGACAGCTGCTGCGAGATGTTTCTGCGCGCCGACTGCGCCATCTCAACAACCTTGTCATACGTCTCTTTGCTTACACTAATGCTCTTGTATTTCGCCGGGTCAGCCACTAGAATATCTCCCAGAATGTTCTCGAAGCCAACATATAATCCCAGCCTCAGAAGGTCAAGGCCCAAGTATGGGAACAAGAAAACTGTGGTTGATGGAATCAAGTTCGATTCCAAGTGGGAATCAGAACGTTACCTATACCTGAAGTCACTGGAGAAGGCCGGGCGTTGCCGCAACCTAGAACTCCAAGTGCGCTTTCCCATAGTCGTAAATGACCAAAAGATTTGCACATATATCGCTGACTTTCGCTACGAGCGCGAGAACGCAGATGGCGTTTGGGAAAGCATTGTCGAAGATGCGAAGGGCGTCGAAACAGCTGATTTTAAACTGAAAAAGAAGCTGATGAAGGCGGTGCACGGCATCGAAATCTTCCTCTCCAAAAAACATCGTTGACAGCTATCTCATACTTTCCTAGACTGAGGGCTCTAGAAAAGAGGAGATAGCGATGAATACGCTTGAATTGCTTGAGCGTAGGCACGAGCTCAAAGAGCTTATTGATGGCCTGCGCGGTGAAATCAAAGACATTAACGATCAGCTAGAAAATGCATATCTTGATGCCGCAAAAGCAAACCTTGCTGGGCAGGGCAAGGATTTTGGCACCACATATGTTATGGCTGGCAACTCGCGCCTCAAGGTCGTCGTCAATAAGAAGGTGACGTGGGATCAGGAGAAACTGCGTGACGTTCTTAACAGCATGGCGCCAGAAGATGCGCGCCACTACGGCAAGCTGACGTTTGCTGTCGAAGAGGCGAAATACAAAGCTGCACCCCCAGCGGTTAGGGCGCAGCTAGAGGGGTGCCGGACTACAGAGACTGGCACTATCACATTCAATCTCGTTGAGGGTTAATCATGGGACTGCAAATTATTACCGCTGAACAGCGGCTTGCAGAGAAACGTGGCCACAAGATTGTTGTGTGCGGTCAAAGCGGTGTGGGTAAAACCACACTCGCCCGCACGCTCAATCCTGACACAACTCTGTTTATGGACCTAGAAGCGGGTGACGCAGCAATCGAAGGCTATGCGATTGACGTTATCCGCCCGAAAACTTGGGCCGAGTGTCGTGACTTTGCATGCTACATCGGCGGGCCAAACCCGTCGCTGTCAGATGATCAGCCATACGGCAAGGCGCACTATGACTATGTGTGCCAAACCTATGGCGATCCAGAAAACATGCTTTCCAAGTATGACACTATCTTCGTGGACAGTATCACTGTCGCGGGCCGTTTGTGCTTTCAATATTGCCAGCAGCAACCAGAGTCGCGCTCTGATCGCACAGGCAAGCTGGACACCCGTGCAGCCTATGGCATGCATGGCCGTGAAATGATGGCGTGGCTTACGCATCTGCAGCACATTCGCGCAAAGAATGTTATCTTCGTTGGCATCTTAGATGAATCGACTGATGACTACGGTCGCAAGCAATTCCAGCTGCAGATCGAAGGCAGCAAGACTGGCAGAGAGCTGCCCGGCATTGTGGATGAAGTAATCACAATGGCTGTCATGACTGGTGACAATGGCCCGTTCCGGGCATTCGTCTGCAACCCCCTTAACCAATGGGGCTATCCAGCCAAAGATCGTTCTGGCAGACTTGATGTTCTGGAAGAGCCACACCTTGGCAAACTAATCGAAAAGATGGGTTCTGGACCAACTCAGGCAGAACGCCAACTGACATTCGTTGATCCTAATCAGCAAAACTCTAGCGAAGGAGAATAATCATGCTGAACCTAAACCAAGCACCAGTATCCGAAGCGCCTCAAATGGAGCGCACCCTGATTCCTAATGGCACCGTATGTCGCGCTATCATCGCACTGAAAGCTGGGGATATGGAAATTCCTGAGTTTGGCATGGGCCCGTGGTTTAAGCGGTCGCAGTCGTCGAGCGCCAAGTGGATGGAATTGGAATTCACCATTGTTGGTGGCGAACATGACCGTCGCAAGTTTTGGGATCGCATTTTTGTCGATGGCGATAAGATGGGTCAGAGCGGCATTCCACAGGCCAAAGAGATTGGTCTACAAACCCTGCGCGCAATCATTGAAAGCGCCAATGGTTTGGACCCGGCAGATATGTCACCTCAAGCCCAGCAACGTCGCCAGATCAGTGGCGTGGCCGACTTGAACGGCATGGAGATTTGTGCGAAAGTTGGTATCAAGAAAGGCACCAATGGCTACCAAGACACTAACCGTCTGATGGCAGCTATTACCGCCAACCAGAAGGATTTTATCCCAACTGGGCAAGCGCCAGTTATGGCCACACCTGCAGCGGCACAGTATCAGCCGCAACAGCAGCAGATGGGCCAGCAGCAACCCGCAATGGGCGGCGCAGTTCCAAGTTGGGCTAATCGCTAATCTAGCGGCACAGGTTACTCCAAACCTGCTAGACCACTGATGGGGGGCAGTGGGCCCAAAACCCCCCAGACTTTCTAGAAAAATGGAGCCCCACATGCTACTGCGCCCCTACCAAGAGGTGGCCGTTGCTGATGCCTGTAAGGCGCTTGATAAGCACGGAAACACCATCGTTGTCGCCCCTACAGGGGCTGGCAAAACAATCATGCTCTCAGCCCTCATTGGCAAACGCTACAAGGATGGCAAAAAGGTTTTGGTAATCCAACACCGAGACGAGTTGGTAGAGCAGAACAAAGCCAAGTTTGAGCGCGTAAATCCCTACATCACAACCAGCATCGTAAACGGCACCGTAAAGCACTGGGATGGCAATGCCGTATTCTCTATGGTGCAGACAATCTCGCGCGATAGGAATCTAGAGCGGCGCCCCAAATTTGACATGGTGGTGGTAGACGAAAGCCACCATGCAGCCGCTGATACATACCGCAAGGTGATCAATGCAGTCCGCAACGACAACCCAAGCGCGGAGATCGTGGGGTTCACAGCCACACCAAATCGTGGCGATGGCAAGGGTCTGCGCGACGTGTTCACCAACTGCGCGCACCAGATTGAAATCACGACTTTAATCCGTGAAGGCTTCCTCGTGAAGCCAAAGACATATGTGATCGACTTGGGCGTTTCCGGTGAGCTGGAAAACGTTTCACGGCGTGGCAACGACTTCGACATGGAAGAGGTCGAAGCAATTATGAACCGCCAAGTGATCAACCAGAGCGTCGTCAAAGAGTGGAAGGAAAAGGCTGGGGATCGCAAGACCGTTGTGTTCTGCAGCACGATCAATCACGCAATGGCGCTGAATGAAGTGTTCCTAGAGCACGACGTTCATTCCGAGGTCGTGACTGGAGACACCCCCAAAGACGAGCGTGCCCAGATACTGCATGATTTGGCCCATGGGGACGTGCAAGTGGTCGTCAACGTGGCAGTGCTTACAGAAGGCTTTGATGCCCCTCCTGTGTCCTGTGTGGTGCTCACACGGCCATGTTCGCAGAAGGGCACCATGGTGCAGATGATTGGCCGTGGCCTGCGCACCGTAAACCCAGAAGAGTTCCCCGGCGTCGTAAAGACCGACTGCATCGTTATGGACTTTGGCACAAGCGTCCTGACGCACGGCTCAATCGATGAGGACGTGAACCTAGACGGTAAGCCGAAGCGCGAAGAAGAATTTGATTCCCCGACAAAGGAATGCCCGGACTGTGGCTCTGAGCTGGCTGTCAACATTCGTGAGTGCCCGTTCTGTGGCCATGCATTCCGTGGCCAAGAGAAGGAAGTTCTGGAAGAGTTTACGCTCACAGAATACGACTTGATGGCTATGTCGCCGTTCCGCTGGATCGACTTGTTCGGCAATGGCGCCCTCATGATGGCACTGGGCTTCTCTGGCTTTGTTGGCGTTGCCAACACTGGCGAAGTGTCTGTGGCGTTCGGTAAGAAAAACGAAACAGGCAGTCGTGTCAAAATCCTGTCGGTGGGCGGCAAGGCACAGGCAACAGCAGCGGCGGATGATTTCTTGCGTGAGATCGAAGATGGTAATTCCGCAAAGAAAACCAAGCGGTGGCTGGACCAGAAGATGAGTGAAAAGCAGCGCAGCCTGCTGGCCGCTCAGGGCGTTCACGTCAACTTCATGGACTTCTCGTGGACCAAATACAAAGCGTCCTGCATGCTTGGCTACCTGTGGAACAAGCGCAACATCGATAACTTCGTGGAGCGTTACCTATGAGGCCAGCGTGGCAGATCACAGAGCACGGCCTTGAGGTATGGGTTGGCAGCGAAAAAACTGCCACCATCCCTCCAAAAGATTTACCACACCTTTTGGCAGATTTGGCTGTAAGCTTGCGATACGGCAAGAAGGAGTCACACATTGATGGCACGGTTTGAAATGAATCTTCTCATGGCACTGATGGAAGATCACGAGGTGAGCACCGTCGAGCACGATATCATTTGCTTTTGCAGCGATGCGTCAGATGTTGAAGAAATTCACGAAAAAGCAAACGAGATAATCCGGGAGATGATCAACGACCACGAGTCCGACGAATCAGAAGTTTTGTTCGGGTCAGCAATCATTGAGCTAGATACAACAACCCTGTCTCTACAGTTCATGAACAAGAACAAAGACAAGGACGAGATGTATCGGCTCATGGATCTGATCTTGGATACAGATGAAGAAACCATGCACTGAGAGGGACAATGGATGATCTGATAGCAAAGCCAGCTATAGAAGAGCTGGCATACATACTCAGCAAGTTTGGCTGGGAAACGCGATTCTGCGATTTGACCGAGGACCAAGTTCACGTCCTGATCTTTGCGCTGCAGGAAGCTAGAAAATTAACGGAGGAAGTCAGCTGTGCCAAACTCGAAGAAAAATACTATCAGTCAACGGGCACTTGGCCTCCTACAAGCATCCCGTTCTGAGGAAGTAGACCCAACGACAAAGCTGATTGCAGAGGCCGTGGATGCAGCCATTGTTGAGCAGAACAGCAAGAGAGAGCGCCGCAAATATCTTGGCGCATCCAGCATCGGTGACGAATGCGCACGCAAAATTCAGTATCGCTATCTCAATTACCCGCAAGATGAAGGCTCAGAGTTCAGCGCGCAAACGCTGCGCATCTTTGAGTTCGGCCACGCAATTGAAGATTACGCCGCCAAGTGGCTACGTGACGCCGGGTTTGATCTGCGCACCGAGGACAGCATGGGTAAGCAGTTCGGATTCTCTATCGCCAATGATGAAATCAAAGGCCACATAGACGGGGTGATCTGTGAGGGCCCCGTAGCTATGGGCTACCCATGCCTGTGGGAAAACAAGTCCGCCAACGACAAGAAGTTCAAGGAATTTGTTCGGCATGGAGTGGCAAAGGCAAACCCAACATATGCAGCGCAGATCGCTCTGTATCAGGCATACATGGAGTTAACGGAAAACCCCGCGCTGTTTACTGTTGTGAATAAAAACACCAGCGAGATTTACTACGAGTTGGTGCCGTTCAACTCTGCTTTGGCCCAAGCGTCTAGCGATAAGGCCGTAAACATATTGACTGCCTCAAAGGCGGGTGACATCCTGCCCCGCATAGCGCAAAATAAAGACTTCTTTCTTTGCAAGTTCTGCGAATACAGCGACGTTTGCTGGAAAGGGGAGTAAAGGCTGGCGCGGGTGGAGGGTCAATACGCCAGCCTTTAGGACCACCAAAAGGTAGATAGGGACAATATAATGACATTCCGAGTGTATGACAACACAAGATATAGTGTTGGTAACGAAGATGTTGTTGCTCAGATTACGGACAAAGTGCCGCGTCATGTGCAGATCGATGAATTAAAACGAGCCTACCCAAACGGTAGAGTTGTTCGTAATGAGTTCTATATCGGCTCTCTGTCAGGGGAAGCCGGGCAGTCGCTCAAGATCGACATCGATCCCATGAGCCAAAACTTCATGCGTGGAAAAGATTTCAACACGCATGAAGGCATCGGCGGCATTACCAAAATCCTGATGGCGGCATATGGATGGAACATCAAGCAAGTGGCGGCGCACTTCGAATCCTATCTGAGAGCCGACAGACCAGCTCCGCCGATGAACCCAATCAACATTAACTTAGTCAGCCAACCATCTGAAAACACACAGCAAACAGAACCTGCGCAACAGAGGCGCAAAACAATCATTGACGCAAATACGCCTCATGATGGAGAATATCTGTATCTGTCAGAGGATGGCGAAATTCTCGTTGCAGTCCGTCGCTACATCGAAAGGGACGAAACAGGTGAAATTGTTCTGGATGCAGAAGGGAACGCGAAAAAAGAGTTTCGCCAGTTTCCGCGCCTGCCAGAATCACGCCCCCTCTACAATCTTCCAGACATTGCTAGATCAGACCGAATCATTTGGGTCGAAGGGGAAAAATGCGCGGATGCACTGACCAAACTAGGCTATACCGCCACATGCACCATTGGCGGGGCCGGAATGCTTTCGGCAAATACAAAGCACAAATTCGACTTTTCGCCGCTTCACGGTAAAGAACTCGTCATATGGCCTGACAACGATCAGGCAGGCATGAAGCTGGCAAAGCTTGTCCAAGAACTGGCGGTCAATGCCGGGGCTAAGTCCGTCACAATGCTTACGCCCCCACAAGGCAAGCCAAAGAAGTGGGACGCAGCCGACGCCATAGAAGAGGGCTTCGACATTGGTCGGTTCCTCAGCGCGCCCAATAACAAAGTCAAAAAAACCATCTCACTCAAGGATGGGAGCCTTCTGGCTAAGAACCAGTTTGCAGGGCCAGCACCCGTCCAGAAGTTTCTAATCGGTGACACCATTCCGCTTGGCGTTCCAGTGGTTTTCGCTGCAGCCGGGGACAGCGGCAAGGGCATGATGACCTTAGATCTCGCCATGAAAGTTGCGTCAGGAAAGGGCATGCAGAACTCTTTCGGAGGGCTTGTGGCGCATCACGGAAGCGCAATCATTCTGTCAGCCGAAGATGATCGCGGCGAACTGCATCGCCGTATTGAGCGCCTAGATCCAATGCGGGAGCGCGAAGATTATCTCCACGAATTGTTCGTGATACCGCTGCCCAACGAAGGCGGCGTGTTTCCAATCATGATGAAAGCCGACAATACCTACATGGTGTCGCCTGATTTTGATCGTCTATACGAACAAATCCTAGAGATAGATGACCTAGCCCTTATCATCGTGGACCCAATGGCTTCATTCGTTCACGCTGACGTAAACGCAGACCCCGCAGCCGGGGCAGCGTTCATGGGCCTACTTGCGCAGATCGCAACGGAAACAGGCGCCACAGTCATGGTCAACCACCACATGGCCAAGATCAAAGACAACGAGCCCATCACAACGCCAGAGCAAGCGAGAAACCTTATTCGCGGCACCTCAGCCATTGTAGATGGCGTCCGATCAGCATTCGCCGTGTGGCAGGTCGAAGAAGGGGTGGCGCGCGCACGGTGCAAAGATTTGCAAATCCCCTACACTCGCAATGCCGTGTTCGATGGCGCAGTCGTAAAGTCAAACGGCCCAGCAAACCGGGAAATCAGGAACTTCATCCGCAACCCAAACACTGGCCTGCTCGAAGATCGCAGCCAAGAGATTGCAAACCTGCAAGGCTCAAACCTCGTGAGAGAACGCCTAGAGCATGTGTTCGAATTCATCCGCATGCGCGAGATCCAAGGCAATGCTGTCACCAAGGGCGGAGCAACAGATGGCATCTATGAGAGCGCCAGAACATCTGAGCCAACAGAGCCATGCATCATTGCGCTGCAAAACCTTGGCGAGGCAACAGTCAAACAGCTTGTCACAAAGCTTCAGAACATGGGCCGCGTAGATACATACAGACAGTCGCCACAAGGCGCTAAGAAATGGCTTGGCGTTGTAAGTGGGCCGCTGGATAGCGGGACGTATCAGCCCCGCACAGGTCGTGAAAATCTATAGACTTGTCTAGTATATTATGCTAGAAATCCCATACATCTAGAAAAGGGGATCGTAATGCTGCATGTGTTTGATGAAACCGCGCCTACACTGGAAGAGGCGCAAAAGATCGTTGGTGGATATGTCGAAATGGTTCGCTCACCAACGCATAGAGACTGGCAAATTCTCGTAAACGAAGAGGGGCTTCTGCGTGGATTGCCATTCAACGAGCAGGCAACAAAACTGTGTGGAACTGGCATCGTAGGGCCAGCAATCGTTCTCAAGGGAGATGCGAAGTGGACGTAGTAATTTCCGGCATTATCAGGCAGTTACGGCGCAAAGCTAATGTAATGATTTACGACGCTGAGCGCCTAGACTTGCCATACGGAAAGCAGCGCGGAGAGGAAATTCACGCGCTTCTAGACATTCTGGAGAAATCAATTGAAAAGCAAAATGCAAACAGATCGGTATCAGGATCTGTATTACAAAGCGTGGAAGGCACAAAATGCGATTGATGTAAAAGCCAATCCACTCATGGCGCCCAATCCAGCATTCTACTTCGGAAAGCCACACACAAATCAGTGGCACAAAAAAGAGCAAACTGAGGAAATGAAAATTCGTGCCGCTCTGGTCGCGGGGAAAAATAGATCAGAGATTGCACAGATAATCGGAAAATCAGAGCGCACAATAGGCCGCAGAATCGCAGAGATTAGAGGCGGCTACTCAAGCAAATTAAGCAAATAGGGGACATACATGATTTGCTGCAACCAAGACTGTGAACAGGGAAGGCTATGCCCAAGAAGAATAGCCACAACCGCAACAGACAAACCAATCAGGTTTGCAATAGTGCTATACTCAGCCGCGCTCTTTGTGCTTTTCGGTCTAAGCGCATGTGAACAAATCAAGCCATGCCAAAACAAAGAATGCGGTGCCCCAATGGGTCAGTATGGCAATGGGCCAGACACACCTAGCAACACAGCGACAGAAGCAGCCACAGAGGCCCCTAGCGCCCCAGCAGAAGCGCCTAGCGCGCCAAGCGAGGGCAAGGGCCACGGCGGCAAAGGCGGGCATCATGGCGGGCACCACGGTCACGGCAAAGGCGACCACGATGATGACGGAGATGAAGATTGAAGATGTGGGGTAGCTGCCTAGAGGATTACATCAAAGCCATGCATGGCGTGAGTGTAGTCTGGAAACCAACATATGATGGCGAAGAGCCGCCGTTCTAAAGTGATCGTGCAGGGCGCGGTGAAGTGTCGGAATGTTAGCGCATTTGGTAGCTTCAACCATAACCAAAATCACCACCCTTGAGTCACCCGGTGTAGCAATTGAGTTGCAGTGTTGATTCTGATAAAGCGCCCTGCTCGATTTTTTTACCTGCTGTTTCGTGCCTGTTCAAGCACATTCGACATCGAATACTTGTCTAAAATCAACAACATAAGCAAAGGCAAATCCTGCGGCGGAACCTCTAACTGCC